GAATGGTTAAAAAATGTTGATGTAGAAGATTTGTTAAAAAAAATAACACCAGAAATGTTTAAATATTAAAAAAAATATTTATTTTTACATATAATATTTTTAAAATGGTTGTAAAAGGAAAAATAATTGACATTATTCATACTGAAAAAGTAACTAATTTAGTAATAATGAATAAGATAGGAGATACTAAAAAGTATGCACCTATGTGTTTTACTGCCTTTATTGATATTAAACGTTTAATAATTATTTTAGGAATTGAAAAAGGAGATACAATAAAAATCAACTATCATATATTTTCAAAAAAGTATGGAGAAAAATATTACACTACACTATTTATAGAAAACATTAAAGTAATCGAAAAAAACAATTATCAATTATCCGTAAATTTAGATGGAGAATTTATAAACTAAAACCAAGAAAAAAATGCAAACTAAACTTATTATTGGAATACCAACAATTAATAGAGCAGATTTATTAAATGAAGCATTAATTAAATATTTTGAAGATTTTATAGAAACTGAAATTGTAATTGTAGATAACGGAAAACAAGATATTATAATTAGAGAAAAAAAGTTTTTTATTTATCGACCACACGAAAATTTAGGTGTATCTGGTTCGTGGAATATAATTATGGATTACGCAGACAAAGTAAAAGCAACACACGTTTTAATGTTAAATGATGATATTTATTTAGGTAAAAACGAACAACAAATATTTTCTTTGATTTATCATTCTCCAGATTGTCATTTTTTTAATTCATTAATGAATTGGAGTGCATGGATTTTGTCAGTAAAAGCATATAAAACTATTGGTGCATTTGACGAAAATTTTTTCCCAGCGTATTTTGAAGATAACGATTATTGTTATCGTATGCGTTTGTGTGGTTTTGATAGAATAAATACTTCTTATTTAAATCCAGTTGTATATCGAAATAGTCAAACAATTTTAAAAGATTCAAGTCTGAATCAAAATTTCAATAAAAACAGACAATATTACGCAAGTAAATGGGGAGGAATACCAAGCGAAGAAACTTTTACAACACCTTTTAATAAATAACTATGGAAAAAAAATGTAAAAATTGCAAATATTGGAAAAGAGGACATCAAGGATTTTGGCACACATTAAAGTATGGAAATTGTGAAGTAATAGAAGGAGAAGTAGAATCTTCTCCATATTCATCAGTTATCGGAATTGTAGAAGGATGTGTTAATGTTGAAGATAGAATTTCATCATTTGAGTATGTAACACAAGAAAATTTTGGATGTATTCATTTTAAAGAAAAATTATAAATAATTATGGAAGATTTAACACCACATCAAAACAAAAATCAAAATTCAACTTATGGTATTAATGCAATTTATCAAACAGATACCAGATATGATAATAATTACATACATCCTACTGCTATTGTAGGACAAAATGTTAAATTAGGTAAAAACAATATAATTGGTGCATTTGTAGTAATACAAGGAGATACAATCATTGGAGATAATAATACATTTGAACCTTTTTGTTCAATTGGTAATTCTCCAGAACACAAAAAATTTTTTAAACATAAAAATTTAAAAACAATAATTGGCGATAATAATGTTTTTAGAGAATATGTAACAATAAATGCTGGAATAGATAAACCAACAACGCTTCAAGATGATATTATTATGTTGCGTGGAAGCCACATAGGACACGATAGTTTTATTTCAAATAATTGCGTAATATCTTGTAATGTATTAATTGGTGGACATTCTTTTTTAGGTGTAGCAGTTAATATGGGATTAGGTAGTATATGCCATCAGTTTTCAAAAATAGGTAGTTATTCAATGATTGGTATGGGAACTATTGTAACTAAAAAATCTTCAATAAATTGTTTTGGAACGTATGTTGGAAATCCAGCAAAATACATTAAAGAAAACGATTATAAAAAAGAACAATTTAATTACCAGCAAGTTTTAGCTATTTGTAGATTTTTTGAAGAATCATCTTTTGATTTTATTAATAAACCATGAAAAGAATAACTTTATCAATGCCTTGTTTTGGTAGAAAATTAGGCACAATAAGAGCAATAGATTGTATATTAAAACAAGATATAAATGATTGGGAAGCATTAGTAATTGGAGATGGTTGTCCAGTAATTCAAGATTTTATAGATAGCGACTATTATAAAGATGTTCAGATTGAATGTAGAAAAAATGGAAACGATTTAACTATTGAAAATGAACCAATTAATCGTGGTGGTCATGGTTATTTTATTACTAATGAAAATATAAAATGGGCAAATGGTAAATATTTTGTATTTTTTGCAAATGATGATATAATCCAGCCAAATCATTTTTCTAATTATTTATCAGAAATAGAAAACACCGATTTAGATTTTGTTTATTTTAATAGTTGGGTAGCACCAAGAAATCAAATCAGAAATACACAATTAGAATATGGTATGATAGGTCATTCGGAATTAATTATTAAAACTGAATTTCTACAACAAATGCCTTTACATAATGAACATTATGGACACGATTGGGCATTAATATCAAATATGGCAAATTCTGGTAAACATAAAAAAGCAACAAATCCAGAACCAACTTATTATGTTATGAGTTTGTCTGACAATAGAGAACAAGGAATTGATTAACAACAATTAAAATTTAAACTATGAATTATTTACTTTTTTACCTTTTAGGATGTTCATTTGCATATCCAATTACAAAAATTATTTTTAAATCTGAAATTTTAGATGATACTATCAAATTTCAAGAACAACAAATTAATAATAAAAAATTTGACCAAAAATTTTTTAAAAAAGCAATACTTATTATTTTTACTTTTACATCATGGATTATAGTTTCAATTTTCTTATTATTAAAACTACAACTTTTGTATTATATTATTTTAAATTTATTTAAAAAATAAATTTTGTCAAACCAAAAACTTTTTATAACTTTGAAACTCAAACCAAGAAACTAAACAAATATGTCAAGAAAAGCACTTAAACCAGAAGATTTTAAAATACATATTGATTCAATATATTATTTTTTAGAATCAGAAAAAAAGTATTCACAAATAAGAAAATTTAATAGTAGATTTATTCATATTAAAGATACTTTATTAGAAAGAAAAATTATTTTAGAAAAAATTATTGGTAACACTAATTTTTACATAAGTAATAAAGATTATGTGTTTTTTCCAAAAGATTATGAATATCTTTTAAAGCAATATCAACTAAAAATTAGACAAGCAAACAAGAAGTTTTTTGATAATTTTGTAAATGAAGTCAATAAAAAACAATTAGCACCACCACCATTCGAGAATATTTCTACTGACGAAAAATTAAATGAATTAGAAACTGGATTAAAAAAATTCAAAGAGCAATCCATTGAAATCAAAAAAACAATGGATGAATTATTTAAAATAAATGATGATTTAGAAAAAGAAAACAATAAATTGTTGTCTGAATACAAAGAATTGGAATCCAGATATAATAAACAAGTTGAAGAACACACTAAAAGACTTGATGAACTTGTAGCCAGAAACAACTTAAATGTTACTGAATATTCAAATTACATAAATGAAAAACTTGTTGAAATTGCAGATTTAAAAAATAAATTATTAAAAGAAAACAAAATTGTTTGTTACAAAATTTTTGGAATAACAATTTTTAAAGTAACCACTAACAAAAGAAACTAAAATGGCAAAAGTTATTACAATGGCAAGTCCATCACAAAAAACTAAAAAAGATAAAATTACAAATGTTTTATTTTTCGGAGATTTTAATTGCACTACTGGATTTGGAAATGTATCTAAACAATTAATTGATAATTGGGCAAAAGATAAAAATTTAAAAATTACAATTTTTGCAATAAATGATTTTTCTGAAAAATCTTACAACTACAAGGACAACGTATTTGTAATTCCAGCATTATCTATATCAGAAACTAAAAAAGATATTTATTGTCGATTAGAGTTTTTAAATTTACTTTATCAAAATAATTTTGATGTGCTTTTTTGTTTGAATGATATTGAAATTTTCAATGAAATGGGAGAGCATTTACAAAATGTGAAATCTGAAAAAAGAAAACAAAATAAACCAAACTTCAAATCAATTGTATATTTCCCAATAGATTCAGAGCCAAGACCTAATGATTTAAAAATCGTTTCGTTTTTTGATGAAGTAATTACTTATACCGAATATGCTAAAGCAGTAATGAAGCCATTATTAACTCCAGCACAATTCAAAAAAGTAAAAGCAATTCCACATGGTTGTGATACAGAAAACTTTTTTCCATTAAATGATTTTGAAAAAGCGAAAATTAAAGAAGAAAAATTTGGAGCAGATAAGTTTGTGTTTGGAAGTGTAAATAGAAATTCAGCCAGAAAAGATTTAGCAAGTTTAATAGTTGGTTTTTCAATGTTTAAACATAAAAACCAAGCAGATGCAGTATTATATCTACATTGTAATCCATTAGACCCATCTGGAATTAACATATACAGACTTTGTGAAAGGGTTGGTTTAGAAGTAGGTAAAGATGTAATTGTACCAAGTGAATTTAATGAAAATAAAGGATTTTCCGAATCTGAATTAAATAAGATTTATAATTCATTTGATTGTTTTATAACAACTACAACTGCCGAAGGTTGGGGATTAACAATTACAGAAGCTATGGCAACAAAAACGCTTGTAATTTGTCCAAAACATACTTCACTTGCAGAAATTTCAGATAATGGCTTAAACACGCTTAATTTTATGTTTCAACAACAATCGGTTTTTGTAAATGACTTTGAAAAAATTAGATTTACAACAAATCCATTAGAAGTAGTAACGTTATTAGAAGTCGCTTACAAATTAGCAGATGAACCAGATGAATTAAAAGATATGGTTAGAGCAAAAATTGAAAATGCATATAAAAAAGTTTCTGGAATGAAATGGGAAACTATCGCCAAAAAATTTAAAGATATAATTTATAAATTATCATAAACCAAGAAACCGATTGCAAGGATAATTGCTACAAATACTATGGAAATTACAGATTTATGGGTAAAAGTAACATACGAAGTTAGATTAGGAGATTTAGAAATGCCACAAGAAGTTTTTGACGAAATTAATGAAGCTATTGATAAGGGTCGTGATATAGATACTATGTTAGGTATTGATAATGATTATCAAAACGCTTCTGAATGGCTTACAGATAATATAAAAGAAAAAGATTGTATGGAATGGAAAGTTGAAATTATAGAAATAATTGAAAAATAATATTAAACCGATTGCAAGGATAAATGCTACATATACTATGGAAAATCAAACAGAAAGAGAATTAACATTTGGAGAAAAAGCAGTAGGATTAACTTTTAATCCATCTGGAGATGAAAAAGTAAATAAAGCAAAGAAATTAATGGCAGATGCTTTAGATTTATTGCAACAAGTAGAGTTAGAAAAAAGCGATTATGGAAAGGTAACACAAAGTTGGGAAGCAAATGTTTTTAGAACAAACGCTTTCAATAAAATTGTTGATGCTCAAATGTCTTTAGTTAAATACATAACGTGGAAATAAGATATGGAAAATACATTTTTAGACAGATTAAAAACTGAAAAAAACGAACTACTTGACAAAGTAACTAAATTAGGAATGTTTTTAACATCAGATAAATCAAAAGAATTGTCAGATGCAAATATTTTACTTCTAAAGCAACAATTTGAGATAATGAACGCTTATTTAAATATTTTGATAATTAGAGTTGAATTATTAGAAGCAACAGAAAGTAAATAACAAAAAAAAACCACCAATTAGGTGGTTTTTCTTTTTGTCTTTTAAAATTATTTTTTAAAAGCACCAACTTTGTAGGCAACTAATACCAATAAGGCAATAGTAATTGTGTTATGAACATTTGTTCCACCTAACCAATTTGGAGATTTAATGTCGAATAATCCTTCCATCTTTTTTAGTTTTTATATTAATTAATAACAACAAATGTAAGTAAAGACAATTAATATTATAAATAATAAAAAAAGAATAATCGAAACAAATCTTAATCTAAATTATTTTTTTTAAAAGAAATCAAAAAAACTTATTATTTATAATAAAACCATTATATTTGTTTTTTATATCTAAAATAATTATGAAAAAAGATAAATTCACAGAATCTAAAGCTGAAAATAATCCTACTGGTGGTGTTTTAGTCGGTAAAAGACAAGGACAAACAATAATTCATAACAAAGGTACATTGAGCGGTTATTTAGTTGGTAAAACACACGCAGAAGGTGGAATTAAAGCAATAAATAAATCTACTGGACAACCATTAGAAATGCAAGGTGGAGAAGTAGTTATTACCGCACCAGCAGTTTCTGATAATACTAAAAGAGAATTTGAAGGGCAAATGCTTACTAATCGTCAAATACTTTCTAAAATTAATGAAAAGGGTGGTGGTGTAGCTTTTGCACAAGATGGAATGGAAATACCAAAAAAATTCAAATCTACTGGAGCAAGTTATAATTATGGAGGTCAAACTATGATAGACCATGAAATTGTTACTTTAATAACTGGCGGTAAAGTAAATTTAGTTTCTGAATCTAAAAAAGGCGACCATACTTCAAGAGATTTAAATAATTATAATGATTTATTAGATGTAGGAGCAGATGGACAAGTAGGAGCAGATAATGGTTTAGGTTTAGCTAAAGGTGGAAGTCTGGATTTCTTAAATGATGTAGAACAAATTTTTGCAAGAGGTGGTGCAACTGATGTTGTTGTAAATAACTGGAATGATATACCAGATGATTTTAAAAACATTATAATTCCTAAACAAGTTGAATGGTCAGCAAACCCAACTAATAAAGGTTTATATGAAATTGTAAAACCATTTTTAGGAACAGAAGATTTAAGACCAGCAATGCAAGGTATTAACTTTGATGATATTGGTATTACTACTACTAATGCACATATACTTTTAACTATACCAAATATAGATGCTGGTTCTGGATTTGAAGGAGTTTATAAACCAGTTAAATTACCAAAATCTGATTTAATTTCATCTACTAAAATTGATGTAAAATATCCAAATTATCAACAAGTATTTCCAAATGAAAAAGATATAACTAAAGTTTTTGATTACATAAATATTGAAAGACTATTAACTTATTGTAAGGTTGCCAAAAATTACTCTGGAAATCAAGAAATTGTTTTCAAAATAAATAATGAACAAATGCAATTTTTTCCAGATTATATAATTGATGTTATAACTTCATGGATTAAACTTACTGGATTATCTTATGCGTTTATTAATTTTCAAAAAAATGATGAAGCATTAGTATTTAGTGGAAATCCAACTTTTACTTTAGGTAAAAATAGAATTGCATTAATAATGCCTAATATTTATGGAAGTGCATCTAAATTAGGTGCAAGAAATACAAAGAAAAAAGCAGAATTAAATGTTTACTTTGATTTTGATGATAATGAAATTCATAATTCAGATGGTAGCATAGTAACTGATTGGACAGAGAAACCTAAAAAAACTCGTAAACCACGAGCAAAAAAAGTAACCGAAACAATTTCCACAAAACCATTTGATTTAACAAATACAAAAATTTGGATTGGAGATAATCCAGAATTGTCAAGAGCAGTTCAAGAGAAAGCATTTGAATTAGGATGGAAATGGTGGTCTGGAGATAAGAAAATTTCATATATTGAATCAAAAAGTTTATTTTTTTATGATGATAAGCAAATTGCATTTTCTGATAATGATAAAGCTAATTTTGATGATGATGAAAAAAGAGAAATTTTCGCATCTGATTTAATGTTAGAAGCACCTAAAACTGATACTGAAAAAATAGATGTATTTAGTTTGACTGGTTTAACATTAGAAGGTAAAAAATTTATTTTTGGAGGTTCAGAATTAGTAAAAGATTTAATAAAATTAGAAAGCACATTTCCAAAAAGAGAAACTTTTCCATACAGAATTTATGATTTTAAAGATAAAGAATATGGTAGTATTACTTTTGGAAAAGGAATAAAAAACTTAACCGACCTTACAATAGCAATTATAGATAAGCCAGATTATAATAAATATAATTGGAATGAATTTTTAGAATATCCTCGAGAAATTCCAAAGACAACTTCTGTCGAACCTAAACCTATTTTAGCAAAAGTTAATTTTGAATTGGAACGTAAGTTTTTAACCAGCAGAATAAATGATTTATCTTTAGAACTAAATGTAAAGAAACTTATTTTAAGTAGAGAAGAAATTAGTTTTTACCAAAGAGAAATTAATAAGTTTATTCAGTTGTTAAGAAATGTAAATGAAAAAGAGCAATCGAGTAAAACTATTTCAGAAAGATTTGATGCTATCTATTCTGTGAAGTTTGGAGATTTTAAAAAAGAATATCCAACTGCTGATTTAAAATCTATAAATGGATTAACAACAGAATTAACAGAGCAAGAATATTTAGATGTTAGAACACCAGAATTTAAAGCATTTTTTGGAGATTGGCAAAACGCTTATTTAACAAATAATTACGATTCTGTATCTAAAGTAATTAATGAAAAAACAAAAGAACCTATACCAGTTTATCATGGTACAAATGTTTTGTTTACAAATTGGAAAACATACGAAACTAATAACGCACATTATTTTGCAGTAAGAAGGGATTTTTCAGATTTCTTTGCAACAACTTGGGAAGAAAGAACTGATAAGAGTGCATTAGATTCAAAAACAATAAAAAGTTTAAACCCAAACAAAGGTACGTTTATGTTTAGATGTTTTATTGATGTAAAGAATCCAATTGACTTTTCAAAATTTGGTGTAGAGAAATATCCAGTAAGTGATTTTTTAACTTTCTTAAAAATAAACTACAATATTGCAGATTATGATTTCTGGACAAATATTAGTTTTAAAGATAAAGTAGATAAAGACACAATGGTATATGCTTGGCAAATAATTAGATTATGGCAGTCATTTACACAATATGTAAAATTATTTACTATGCACGATGGTTATATATTTTATGAATTTTTACCAGATTCTCCAAAATTAAGTATGGATGATGCTTCATTATGTTATTGTGCTTTTGATAGTAACCAAATTAAGTTTAATAATGCTTATGAATTTAATGCTTTGTCTAATGATTCCAGATTTGATTTTGGAGGTAAATTATAAATTATGAAAAACTTTGATGCACAAGTACAAGAATTAAAAAAATATGTTTTAGAAAAAAATCTAAAAGTTAAAACGGAATTAGATATTAAAGATTTAATAAAAACTGGAAGTTATGATTCAGTAGATACTGAAACTGGAGATGTATATGAATTTTTTGTCTATAATAACGAGTTTTTATTTAGAGCAGATGATTCAATAAGAAGATATGCAGAAATATATATTCTAAAAAAGTTACAATTTGAAATGTTGTCTTATGAAGATAAATTAAAATCTTTACAACTGGTTTCAACATTTTTTAATTTAGAAGATTTTAATAAAAGTGAAGAAAATCTTTTCGAAAATAATTTAAATAAAAGAAAACAATCTACTGAAACTTTTAATGAATTAGAATATTATATAAGATTTGACAGAAATCAAAAATTATATAAATTTGAAATTCTTTTAAAAATAAAACAACAAACTGATAAAACATACAGAATAGATTGTAGTATAGATGTAATTGAAAAAATAATTGAACAAGTTAGAGAAGATGGTTTTGATGAAAAGTATTATTATACAACAATAGAACAAGCCGATTTTGATAATTTTCCAGATGTAATTGATTTCTTTAACACACTTTACGAAACTGCATCTTTAGAATTTAATAAACTTTTAAGTGAAGAAATAAAAAAAATCACAAAAGAAGAACAAAAGAAACAACAAGAAGAAAAAAGCGAAGAAGGAGAAGGAGAAGGAGAAGGAGAAGGAGAAGGAGAAGGAGAAGGAGAAGGAGAAGGAGAAGGTCAAGATGGTGCTGAAAAAAAAGGTGGTCAAAAAGGTGGTAAACCAAGTTTAGAAGATTTAATAGATGATATTTTAGATTCTGAAAAATCTGGTAGTGATGGTCAATCTACAAAACAACCTAATGATATTGATTTAGAAGATTTTATAAATGAAATACAAAAAGGTAATGTTGAAAATAAAGATTTTACCGAGCAGTATAAAAATGAAGATTTATCTAAAAAAATTCAAGATGAAAAAAATAGTTCATCCGATGAAGGTATGTCAAGTGAAGAAGGTCAAGACGGAAAACTGGATTTACCAAAATCAGATGATACAGAACAGAAATATGATATAATAAATGGAATGGCACGTTTTTTAGATGCAGATGTAAGTGATTTAAAACGTAGATTTCCAACAGAAAAATCAATAAAATCTTTTTTCTTATCTTTACAAAGAAATGAAATAAATGAATTATCAGAATTTTCTAATTTATCAACAGAATTAACAATTCCAGAAGCAAAAAAAATATTACAAGACAACTTTATAAATGATTTAAAAAACATATAAAATGAAAAGAGAAGAATTAGAGCAAATAATCAACGACCCATCAATTAGTCAAATTGTAAAAGATGATGCAGTTGAGCAATTGAAAAAATTAGATACAATTGAGCAGTCTGAATCTTTAAAAGTAGATTCTGAAATTACTTTTGCTATAAAAGAATTTAACAATTCTATTGAAAAATTAGTTAATAAAGGTGTTGATAAACAACAAGTTGCAGATATTGTTGATGAAAAATTTAGAGATACTAAAATTGGTAAATCAAATTTAGATGAAAGCGTATTAGAATTAATAGGTAAAACTCAAAGTGTTCAAATTATCAACTGGCAAAATGTAAAAGTTAAAACATCAGATGGTAAGAAAAGACAAATTTTTGATTTGATGCTTTCAGATTTTGAAGCTGGTAACAACGTATTTTTATATGGTGGTGCTGGAACTGGTAAAACTTTTATTGCTGGTCAAATTGCATCTGCTATGAATTACAAATTAATAACTTTAAATTGTAATCAGTTTACTTCTCCATTAGATATTGTTGGTGGTCAAACTATTGAAGGTTATCAAGAAGGAAAATTGATTAGAGCATTTGGTTACAATCCAGAAATTGAAAAAGAAATGAATCCCGAAACTGGTAAATTTTATTCTGGAGCAGTATTGCTTTTAGACGAATTACCAAAACTTGACCCAAACACCGCTGGAGTTTTAAATGATGGTTTATCTAAAATTAAAGACCCATCAAGAAGAAGTCAAGATGGTATGGAAATTAAACCAACTATTGAGAATGGTAGAGGACAAGTAATTTCAAAAGGCAACATATTTGTTATAGCAACTGGAAACTCTTTGTTAAATGAAGCCGATGTAAACTATGAAGCAAACTTCAAACAAGATTTATCTTTACAAGATAGATTTGCTGGTAGTACATACGAATTGATTATTGACCCACAATACGAATTAGATAATCTAATGAAGAATATTAAAGTAATGGAAGATATTGTAAACTTCACTTTTATTTTTAATTTCTTATTTAGATTAAGAAATTCTGTTGAAGAAAATAAATTTTCAAGTAGAGCATTTGTATCACAACGTTTGATGATTTCATTTAGAGATACTTACATTGCTTATAGATTAAATGAAATGCAAGGAGATAAAAAAATACAAAACGCTAAAACATTACAGATAGCAACAAAAACATTTTTAGATTTATTTACCGAACAACAAAGAAGTGTTTTGGAAGCTGATGTTAATGTAGATGAATTTTTTGATTTAATAAATTTAAAAAACACTAAAAGTCTTAATAATTTAGAATCGCCAGAAGATAAACAACAAGCTGAAATGTTAATTGAACAATTTGATATTAAAAACAAAAACAAAATCAAATAATGATTGAAACAAAAAACAATTTTATTGAATTTGGATTCGACCCTTTTAAGTTTATAGAAGATGGTCTTAAAATTGTTACGGATAACAATTTAAGGTCAGAAGCTACTGAAAGTCGTGTTACTGGTTATTATGGTGGTAGTATTTTTGGAAAGGATTATAATTGGTATGGATATAAAAGCAGTTCTACAAAATCTTTTGCCGAACAATTTGATATTAATTCTGGATTAGGTAGTTTTTTAGACCAAGATTTATTAACTAAAGTTGAAGATATTTATTCAAACATTAATGCTAAACTTGATTTAGGTGGAGATGCAAAACAACAAAGAATAAAATTCACAGATAGACCATTAGGTATATTTAGTTTTTCACAAGCCAGTAAAGGTTTAATCAGACCAGTTGAATATTATTCTAAAACCGAAAATAAGATTATTTCTCCAAATGATGTTTTTGAAGGACAGATAAAAGAAATGAAATACTTTTATTATCTTAAAGACGATAAAGAAATATTAGTAGAAAGAAGGCAAGAAGGAACAACCCAAATAAAAGAAAATTGTGAATCAGTAATATTGAAGTTAGACGAACAATCAAATTTAATATTACCTTACGATGCAGATGGTAAAGTTGTAAACGAATGTAAAGGAGCTAAATTAAGATACGCTTCTTTAAATAAAAAAGTTTATGCTTACAGAGAAAAGAAAGGTGGTGGAATTGCTCCCTATGTTGATTTATATGTTTCTACTGGAGGTACTGGAGATTTGAACCCAGAAGAAATGATTATACGTTCATTGCCAAATATTTTATTATCAAGAATTTTAGAAAAAGCTGGAGTTCGTGTTAGAATATTTGCTTATTGGTCAAATAGGGATTATGGTAAACAAAGGGATTTTAATACTATGTTTATGCTTAAAAACTATGGAGAAACAATTAACATAAATAAAATTGCAGTATTTACTTCTGACACAAGATTTTATCGTTATTGGTTAGCAAATAGTACAATAGGGTGGTATTATAAAATGTGTGGAGATGATAAAAGTGGTTTTTCAACTACTGGTACATTAAACCCATCAACTTTTATGCGAGAAATTTTACCTAAAATTAGAAACTATGTAAGTTACAAAATTAAAACTGGAGAATTTCCATCACAAGTAGTTGATAAAAGATTAATGTTATTTGCAAATATGGATGTTACGGATAGTGATAAAATTGAAAGTCCAGATATAGAAAAAGAAATTATTAAAAAGTTTTATTCGATATTGGATTACATTCAGATAACATTAAGTAAAACACCAAGAAACGTAGTTAAAGATATTATAAAAAGAGAAACAGATGCTGGTAAAAGTTTGTATGATACTAAAAGGTATTTAAAAAGTATTATTACTGACATTTTAACACCAACAAATGAATTGCAACAAGATAGTCCAGAAGAATTAAAAAGAAAATTACAAGAAGGACAATTGACAAAAAAGGAATTTGACAAAAAATTAGCAGTTTCAATACAATTAGATTCAGTAGAAGAAGCTGATAAAATTATTGATGCAAGAGATAGGTATAATGATATAATCAACAATTTAATAACCTAATAATGAATTTAGATAGAATACATTTTAAAGTACAAAACGATAGTTTATTAATACTTAACCAAATTTCAGAATTAAAAAAACTGAATTTATTAGTTAGGTTTGATGCGTCATTGTATAGCGAACAAACTATAAATACTGGTGGTAAAATACGAGCATTAAATTTAAAAAGCGTAGAACAATTTAAAGGATTGAAACCATTTAATGTTTTAAGCGAAACACAACTTTTAGATTTATACCAAATTGGAGTTTTAGAAAATTTAGATAAATACAATTTCAAAATAAATGTAAGTGATTTAGTAAGCTATAACAATAGAAATTTTATTGTATTAGGAGTTGTTGTTAATACTTATGCTCAATGGAATTTACCTACACCATTATTATTTAATCCAAACGCTATGTCAAATGATGTAAAATCTTTGTATGGAAGTAGATTAACAGAAGTACAAATTGTTGAGAGAATAAATGATAATTTTCAAAAAGGAAAATACGATAATGATATTGTGATTCCACTTGTTGATATGGCAAAGCCAAAAGATATAATAAGTGTAGTAAAACCATTTATTACTGAAAAAGATACGCTTGATGTTTTTTCAAAAATATTAAAATTAAAAAACGCAGATTTTGAAATTAAAAAAGATGTTTTCATTAATACGATTGCAGATTTAAAAGCAGAAGAAATAGTTTCATTAAAATCAAGAGATGAAGATTTATACAATAGCTTTAACTTATTTACAAAGTCATTAAACGATATTATAAATAAAAAAATTGAATCTATACCAGCATCAGAAAAAGAAAAACCAACAAGAAAACCACGAGCAAAAAAAGAAGTTGTTCCAGTTGTAGAAAAAGATTTACTTACAGATTTAAGTAATACTAAAATTTGGATTGGAGATAATCCAGAATTATCAAAAAAGGTACAAGAAAAAGCATTTGAATTAGGATGGCAATGGTTAAGTGGAAAAAAACCTAAATATTTAGAATCGAATAGTTTAACTTTTGATGATGATAAGATAATGTCATATAGTAATGAAGATAGAAGTTGGTTTAATAATCAACCAGAAAGAGAAATTTTTGAATCGGATTTATTTGAAAAAGAAATGCCAAAGACAACCTCTGTCGAACCAGTAACTGAAAAAGGAGAATTACCAGATAGTTTTGACGTAATAAGAACGTTAGTAAAAGATTTACCAAAAGGATTATATGAATTAGTAATGTTTGAAGCACTTA